GACGGGTTTCTGATGGAGCATTTTTTAATTTGGTGGAAATTCCATTTTTATTTGTTTCTCAGAGAGGCTTACCTCAAGGTCATTGGATCCAATAACTGGAATATTAAATTTTTTTCCAAGTTTTCTTATATCTTTGTCATCGGAATATATCGCTTCAACTTGCTCTACAAGACCGATAGAAAAAATTTGATAATCGAATTTAACCTTCTGCTTGTTAAAGTTACTTGTCATCTCCTTTCTGTTTTTAGATTCTGAAAAGAATCTCCTTAGCATAATCGAGCACTCAATCGATGCTCTATGGTCAAATCCGGTGATTTTGAAAGGTGACTTTGAAAGCGTTTCAATTGTTTCTCTCTGGCCTACAGTTGCCGGGATCAATATCTCAGTCAGTACGGGTGAGGGTATTATTACCTGGGCTTTTTCCTTGCTCAGTGTTTGAATTAAATTGTTCACCCGCTCCTTAAAATGCTCCAGTGGCTTTTTAGTTTCTTTATCTATTGGTGGTTTGGCATTCTGGTTAAACAGTATTGAAAGAACACTTGTATCAATAATAACTTTCAAATTAATTCCCTCTAATTTTGAGAGCTTCCGTGATTGGATCATCCATATCAGACCATCCGGTACCTTCAATAGATTGGAGTTTCATAACTAGTTCAGCAAAACTTGTTTCTTCAACCGGAGCAAATTCAGATATTTTTAAATCATTTAGTACCCAGCCTTTTTCTTCCGTTCGAGTCCAGGAACCCTGGCCTTTGACCGTGATTTTTGTGAATAAGTGCTTAGCCATATCAATAGCTAACTGTTTATCCTTGGTGCTTAGCTTTTGCTGAATTCCATTATTATCCAGTAGTAACATATGAATAGACTCATCTTTTCCGCCAACGCGAATAAGTTCGCCTTCAAGTTCTGTGCTTTCCAGTATTGGGCCAATATCCGGATAAATTGGCTCTTTCTTGCCAGGGAAATTGATCAGCTTACTTTTACCAAATTTTAATTCAGCGGTAGCGTTATCTTTTCTGAGCCGACTATTGAGAGCATGATATGCCTTCATGTCGTTATCGCAGGCATTTCCCCGAGTAACAGAAACAAGCTTTAATCTGATTTTTTCATCTTGTTGCTTGTTGTCTGTAACAGCATTCAGTACTGCAGAACCACTGGTAAGACTTTTAAAATGGACGTGTTCAGTTTCACCAAGCAGGTTGGCAAAGTCTTTCATATACTCAGCCAGCGTGCTCATAGATATGCCTGTTTTTGTAAACTCCCGTATTCTTAGGGAAAAGCAGTCTTTTTTGGTGTCCATGATCTAATCTTCATTTGTATTTAGTTAAATGATAGTTCAATTATAAGCTTAAGCACGTAACGGCTTAACATATTTGGCGCAAATAAAGATTACAGATCGAAGCGACATAATTAGTCGCAAAAGATTGATGGCATTAAAAAACCCGCTCGGGGCGGGTTAGTTTGTGTCTTCTTGGGGGTCCTTTGGTGGTTTTTTTATAATAACCCTTCCTCCGAAATACTCTTTGCCATCAATAACAGCCTTGAGCACTATCGTATTTTCTTCTTTAACGTTTAAGTTATGAATCTCAAACCCGCCATTCATATCCGTACCAGACTTTATTTTAAAACGTACCTGAGGGCCTTTATCTGAATTTATGAACGTCATAACAGACACATCAAGATCTTGGTCAGAACGCTCATCAATTGACGTTAGAATAAAATGAACGCACAGCTTATGAATATGAGCCGGAAAATCTGGAACATAAAGCTCATCACCATAACACCCGACAAGCGTAACCTTGTTTCCTATTTCTTGCCTTATATCGTCGCAAAAAATCCCATGAAAACGGATATTGTGTTTCATAATCAATCCATGTCAAAGCAGTTAGCAACAACATCTAAAGGCTTTCCAAGCGCTTCAGAGAGCTTCTTCAAAGTACTTAGTTTAGGGTCTCCCGGCTCTTTTGACTCAAGTCTTGCAAGCGCAGGCTGATGAATACCTATCAAACTAGCCAATTCAGTCTGAGTTAAACCAGCTCTTAATCTTAAAGCACTCAAGCTGGCGCTATCCTCTCCATATAGAGCATTCGCAATATCATTGCCAGCTGCCTTTGCACCCGCTTGAAAATCCGGATCATCCTCAAATTGAGCAAAAAAACTATCTATATCATCTTGATATTGAATAGCTGGAAACTTAAAAAGCTTGGCATTGCTTGTGGTCTGACTACCTGAATTATCTGGCCTGTAAAAACGATTTGTTTCAATCAAGCTGTTCATAATCACTCACAATCCTTTTAGTGTAAGGATTTTCATCCTCATAATTAAATTCACTTCTTTTCAAAACTGCCAAAACCCATATTTCTGCATCAAAACCACCATATGGCATCCTGTAAGCAAAAATCATTCTAAATGGCATTTGATTACCAGCATTATTTCTCGGCTTAATTCGCCATAAATCACGACCTGGCCTTCCGTTAAATTGCGAAATCCACTTCTGTATACTGATTGAGGCAACGCCATTTTCTGACAATTCAACTAACGAATCATGAACCAATAATTGATCCTGAAGATCCTTGTTAGTCCTGAGCTCTTTCACCAAAAAGCTGGCATAACCTGCAATCCACTTAGACTCCTTATCGGCAAATAGCCTTTTAATGTCATCTTTAGCGTGGTCGTGGAGTCTAATTTCAATCATTATAACACGCAAGTTATATTCTAGTTAATGCGGACGAATTTGCAAAAATAAACATTTGTTGTTCTTTTCCTATCAAAACCCAAGCTCTTCCTTAGATTTATTGTTTTTCGGGAGGGATAGGTGTTCGATTGATAGCATTGTTTCACCGGAGAACATGCCGGGAACGTATAGCAATTTGAGCTTTGTTTTATCGTCTTTCCAAATTAGCCCGGTTGCGCCGATATCGTTTTCAAGGTTATCGCGCCCACCAAAAAGCGTATCGAGTTTCTGCATCAGCTTTGCATAATCGTCTTCACTGCCAAAAGTAACGCCGACACTGAAAAGTCTGTCCTGGGTATCGAAAACAAACACTAATTCGCCATCTTTCGGACGGTCCAGGCTAAGAATTTCGCGACCATCTTTGACAGTTATTCGATATGCGCCATAGGACTCTTGTTTTTTTCCGGAAGGATACACTTTGAGAATTTCATTTGGTGTCTGGCCCCAGACGGTGCCGAAGATCCCGGAGCCGAAAACATCGTCTATTTCGCCGGCCATCAGAGAAAACGGACACAGGAGCAACAGGAATAGAATCAAATTTTTCATGGGTAATTCCTTTTAAAACAGAGATGGTAATTATTTTTTTTCTTTATCCGCTTTATTCCGTGCTTCTTGCTCTTTAACTGCCTCAAGAATGTAAGTTTCAATACCACCTGACAATTTGAGAAGCTCTGAAGGTGGCAGCTTCATCAATGACTCCCGGTATGTATCGATATAGTCTTTTGCCGTCTTCGGAGAGTTATCTATCAGTTCCTGCAAATCAGGGTCAATTTCGGAGACATGCACATTCAACGCTTTGGCAAATTTTCGTTTCGCATCTGTATTGAGCGGAATGCGGCCATTTAAATAACTGGTCACTGCCGCTTGCGTTTTCCAGCCAATTTTGGCGGCAAGCTTCTCCTGAGTGAGGCCGAGCTCGTCTTTCTTTCTTTCCCAGATATCTCTTAAGTTCTTTTGCCAAGCTCTTTCTTCTTGGGTCAGTTCGCGTCTGCTCGTTGACATGCTTTATACCCATAAGGACATGGTGCGCACCATAAAATATATTTTGCAATTTTATTAGCATTGGTAGTTTCTGAACAAATACCATCAGTATTATTTTGTTTGGGTCGCTCTTGCTCTTAATTAATACCATTGGTATTATTTTGGAACGCAGGAGGTTACCCATGACAAACAACATCACAGACAAGCAAGTCGAAGCGCTTAAAAAAGCGATCGATCTACTTGATGGCCAAGAAAATCTTGCCTTGGCCTTAGGTCTCAAATATCAGGCGCAAATCAGCTCTTGGGTATGTAAACGGCGGCCTATTCCGCCAAAGCATTGCATGCCTATCGAAAAGCTCACCAATAGTGCCGTGACTCGATACGAGCTTCGACCAGACTTTTTCGGCAGCTGCCCAGAAGAAGCAAACAAAGCCGCTTGAGACAACCATATAAAAACTGGAGCCAGAAATCATGAAACAGCAATCACGGATTAATTTACTCCGTTCATCAATCAAGCAATGGCTTGAGATTCCCAGGGTCTCCAGACAGGTTATCGCTGTTGAGATTGTCGAGAAAATAAACCAACTGGGCTTTAAAAAAACCCTCTCCGACATGGGAATATCATTCGCCAACAGCGGCGACCATTACCATGACGCCCGAGTAAATGCCCAAAAGCTTTTCCGCTGGCTGGGAGAATCTGATGATGGAATTTACACAAGCCATGACAGCCTTTGGCATATAGAGCAGGCCATTGTCGCCGCAATGCCAGAAAGTATCCGGATCGGGTATTTGAATTCTGTGTGGTCTGTTACTGGTTCGCACATAACCAAGTCCTGCAAATCCTCGGATTGTGCTGAAGATATCCACTTTCCCACCTTGTTGATCAACGTGATCAAAGAATGCTCAGAAGGCCAGGTCGCTGTCGCTGAGCTCCCTCACGCAACATCCAGGGCAGAACTTGAAAGCCACCTAAAGGAAGTTTCTGAATCAATAGCATCCTTTCAATACGCTTATGAAGTCATCAAAAAAATGCTGAGTAGACGCTCAGAGGCGGCGTAATTATGGCCCGAATAAGAACGATCAAGCCCGACTTCTGGACAGATGAAGACATTGCCTTGCTGGATAGTGACACAAAGTTGCTAGCCATCGGCTTACTGAATCATTCAGATGATGAAGGCTATTTCAAAGCCCATGAAGCACTGGTAAAAGCCGCGGTTTTTCCTTTCAGTGATAACTCACTGAACATTCATGGAATGCTCAAACGCTTAGAAAATGCACGATATTTGACGCTGTTTTCAGGCACTGATGGCAAGCAATATGGGCATATTCGAAACTTCAACGTTCACCAGAAAGTAAATCGCCCAAACCCTAGCAAAATAAAGGCATTGAAGCCAATCACTGATAATTCAGTGAGTAATCATGGAAAGCTCACTGGCGGAAAGGAACAGGGAACAGGGAAAGGAAAGGAAATATCTACTACTACCGCGCACGAGGAAAATTCAGCTGACCCGGATTTCCAGCAAGAGGATCCGCACCGGCAAACCGTCGATGAAAACCACCCTGTCTGGAGCTGGCAACCGAGTGAAATTGTGCTGAAGGAAATTTCCCGTTACCGAATACCGGTTGAATTTGTTTCTGAGCAACTGAGCGAATTCAAAACCTATCGATCGGGACTCAAGGAAAACTTCACGAACTACGACTCCAAGTTCATGACCCAGGTAATCGCATCCTGGAAACGAATCGGCAGAAATTGGCAACCCTCCCCTGAATTCAGCGAAGGAAACTCACATGACCCAAGATATCAGCAAAATCATCAGCAAGGCTCAGGCAGAAAACTTTCAACCATCGAGCGAGCACTCACCGAAGATGCTGAACGAATCAGGCGACTCGACGAGCAAATCCGAGAAGCTGAAGCACAGGAACGCGATGACCAGGCTTTGGGCATTGCTAACGGCTGAGCTTGGATCTGCATTCAGAAACCAGTACGGGCCACCAGAGGGCGACACGTTCAACTACTGGCTGCATGAACTGAAAGACTTCAGCGAGGAACAGCTTGTGAACGGTTTCAACAAGTTCAAGGCATCCGGAAGCACGTACATGAGCCTGAATGTCTTCAGAAACCATTGCCGGGCAACCAGTTCAGATCTTGGTCTACCGAGCTTTGAGGAGGCGTACAAGGCTGTGATCTTTTCAGCCTGGGGGCGGCTGCCGGTGGCCTTTCGGGTTTTGTTTTCAGACCACGCTTTCAATCTCAGAAAGCTGTCCGAGGCCGAAGCCAGGAAAGCGTTTAAACCGATCTACGATGACGCTGTGCAACGAATTGCTCGGGGTGAGAAATTCAGTCTGCCAAATCATTACGAGATTGAGTATCAGCCAAGGCCAAACCCAAGCGGGGTTGTTCATGCGAGGCGCAAGCGTGGAAACCTGAAAGCAATTGGAAATCAAACTATGAGTGAGCTGTTGAAGGGATTGGGAGGAAAGAAAATCGCATGATCGAAGTTACTCGAACCCAGTTTGAAACCTATGAGTTTATAAAACACTTCATCCGGATCCGTGGCCGCGCCCCTACTCGCGCTGAAATTGCTCATGAGTTCGACATTCTGCCGAATGCAGCGCAAGCCAGGGTAAATCAGCTGGACGCGAAAGGACTGCTGAAAATCGAACGAGGAGCCGCGCACGGGATCCAGATCAAAGACCTACCGATGAGGGTTGCAGCATGATTCATTTTTTCGCACCTGGTGAACCAGTGGCCAAGGCCCGAGCAAGGCATAGAAACATCAAAACAAAATCCGGAAAGTCGTTTGTCCAAAGCTATACGCCAAAGAAAACGGTCCAGTACGAAACCATGATTGCCGAATTGGCAAAACAGCAAATGATTATGCGCGAACCTACCAGCGCACCGATCAAGCTGGACCTGGTCTTGTTCTTCGGGATCCCTGACAGCTGGCCAAATTGGAAAAAGGATGCCGCACAGGTAAACCACATCGCCCACACGGCAAAGCCAGATGCTGACAACGTGGTTAAGGCGATCAAGGACGGATTAAACAAAATTGTTTGGGTGGATGATTCCCAGGTGTGCGAAGTGCACGTGATGAAACTTTACAGCAACACGCCCGGCGTTTTGATCGATGTCACCGAGCTAGCCCTAAGCCCGAGCCAGATAACCAAGAAAATCCAGTTAATCGAGCAAAAGCAGCAAAGACTGGCCGCCTGAATAGGGTAAATCGTAAAAATTACAGTGGTAGACGCGATTTTCTGGCATTGGTGCTGGCACCCGTAGCAGGAAAACAACAAAAACGGCTCACAGAGCAAATTAGAGGGTAATTCGAAAATGACAGATAAAAAAATTATCAACATGGCGAAGGCGTCCAATAACGGCACCCTTCAAGCCCCAGAACAGGCCCTCAATGATGCTCTTGAGGCAATAGGCACGCAAGGCGCTTTCAAAAATGGCAAGAAGATCCTGATTCTTGCACTCGATGAAGGGGAAAACCAAGACCAGTATGCCGTCAGTTTTATCCAGGCAGGCATGAAAATGAGTCAGTGTGTCAGCCTTTGCGAAGTAGCTAAAACCATCTTCCTGAACGAAATGGGATACGTCTAAAAATCATACAACTCTGAAAAAACGAGAACCTATAAAAAACATCGGCAGTAAATTAAGGGGTTAGCATGCAAACGATGAAAGAGCTTTGGAAGGATAACGGCACAATCTGGATGCTTGAGCAGTTCGGTTTGTGGGCGAATCAGCCGCCAAATTTAAAGCTTGGCTACCCCAAGAAAACCCAGTTTGCTGCTATGCAAGGCCGGAGCGTTTCCCTGCCGAAAATTGACGATGATGTTGCCGGGTTTATTCATGACTCGATCAATGAGCTCGGGGAGCGGAGCATCGAGCACAAGCTAATGATCGAGGAATTCTATGTCAGACGCAGAACCCTGGAAAGGTCAGGCCAATACGCAGGCGGCCTCAAAAGAGCCAAGGCTATTGAAACCTTACGATGTGCTGAGGCTTGGATCGACTGCAAGCTAAATGATTACTTTAAGCTGAATGAGGCTCAGAGAATCATTATGAAATTGAGATTGGAGCGGGCTTGTTAAATCGCCACGAGTTACTGAGAACCTAAAAAACTGGAGGGTTTATGAGTTGGGTAAGTGTTGATGATAGTTTACCGCCTATCGGTGAAGATGTTTTATGTTTCAGGCCTGACGCAGTTTTAGACTGGTCTGATAAGCCGTTAAAGCTATGCAGGCTTCAAACAAACGGAAAATTTACAGGCATGCATGAAGTTACTCATTGGATGCGCATATTAACGCCACCGGGCTGGAAGCCTAAGCATTCAACCAGGCAGAATGAAGAAACTTGACAAAATCCAGCTAAAAATACAATTCGCTTGACACAAAGAGTCGACTCAAATTAGTATTTTTCATGCAAGTTGCGGTTTTTGACTCTGCAACTTCCCTGAATGAAGTAGGAAAACCCTGATCTCTCACGAGGTCGGGGTTTTTTTATGCCTGGTGAAAGGTGATTGACATGAAACATTTCAGACCTCATGAGTTTCAGTGCTGCTGCAAATACAACTGCGGCAAAGGTTTTGCTCAGATGAATCCTGACTTTATCGAGAAACTGGATTTCGCCCGTTTGCTTGCAGATACACCTTTCAAAATCAATTCAGCGATTCGATGTGAAAAACACAACAGAGATTCAAAAGGCTCTCCAACCAGCTCACACATGCACGGCCTAGCCGTTGATATTAGAGCTGACGACTCTCGCACACGCTTCAAAGTTTTATACGGTTTGATTAAGGCAGGTTTTAACCGTATCGGTGTCTATGAAACCTTTATCCATGTCGATGATGACCGAAGCAAGAATTCAAACTTGACCTGGTTTGGTGGCTAATGACTACGCGAAAAAAGGTTGTCCACAGATCAGAGGCACGAGATCAGAAGTTCATCGATGCCCTGCTGGATGGCCTTGGCCCGGTTAAGTCTGCAAAGAAGGCCGGTTACTCCGTTGCATCCATTTACACATGGAGAAAGCACGATGATGAATTTGCTAAGAGATGGGCTGAAGCGGATGAAATCGGCACTCAGGTTCAACTGGCAACCCTTGAGGCTGAGTGCGACCGGAGAGCCGTTGACGGAGTGGTTGACAAGATCATTGAGGTTGGCGATCAGACGCATAAGATCATGAAGTACTCTGATGCTTTGCTGATGTTCAGAATGAAGAAACTGGATCCGACTTATCGTGAGAAAGTGGACCTCAACCATTCTGGCCACGTCAACAATGTCATGGTCGTTCCAGGCTGCACAAATATCGACGAGTGGGAAAAGCAAGCCCAGGAACAGCATAGTGAAATGCTCGGTGAATGACGTTAAATGTTGTTTGGCGACCGTTACCAGGATCACAAAGCTTAGCCTTAAGCTGCCCCTGTGACGAAATACTTTATGAAGGTACCAGAGGCCCGGGAAAGACAGCTGCCCAGCTTGCCAGATTCAGGCGCAATGTCGGGGTCGGTTATGGATCTTTCTGGCGCGGCATTATCTTTGACCTGGAATACAAGGATCTTGCGGATTTAATCGTTCAGTCCAAGCGTTTTTATAATGCGTTTAAAGATGGAGCCACGTTTTTAAGTTCAGCCTCAGACCTTAAGTGGAAATGGCCAACCGGTGAAGAGCTCTTGTTCCGGTACGGCAAAAGTGAAGACGATTACTGGGGCTTCCATGGTCAGGAATTCCCGTTTATTGGCTTTAACGAGCTGACAAAGCAAAAAGATGACGGGCTTTATGAGGCAATGTTCAGTTGTCGGAGATCGAGTTTCAGGCCGCAAGATCATCCGTTGAACAATGGCTCTTTTTTACCCCCTATTCCCCTTGAGACTTTCAGCACAACCAACCCGTTCGGCATTGGCCATGCCTGGGTAAAGAAGCGTTTTATAAGTCCAGCACCCAGGGGAACGATCCAAAGACACACCCAGAAGGTATTTAATCCTCAAACCAAACAAGAGGAACAGATCACCCTAAAGCGCGTGGCAATCCACGGATCGTTTAAGGAAAACCCGTATTTAGACCCAGGTTATGTTGCCAACCTGATGAACATTAAGGATCCGAACAAGCGCAAAGCTTGGGTTGAGGGATCCTGGGACGTGACCAGCGGCGGCCGGTTTGACCATCTCTGGGATGAGCGGGTTCATGTTATTAAGCCGTTTAACATTCCGCACGATTGGCGTGTTGATCGGTCGCACGACTGGGGTGAATCAAAGCCTTTTGCCAATCTTTGGTGGGCTGAATCCAACGGCTCAGCGGTTGAGATAAACGGCAAAAAAGTTTCCTTCCCTGCAGGATCCCTCTTTCTGATTTCTGAATGGTACGGCTGTCCAAAGGATGAGCTGAACAAAGGCCTGAATATGCCTTCTTCAGAAGTCGGGCGCGGGGTCGTTTGGATCGATAAGCAGCTGACCGGCAAGGCTGAAAACATCGAACCACCTGAATGCTTGAAACAGGGACAGCTTCACCTGGTTAAAAACATTTGCCACGAAGTTAAAGCTGGTCCGGCAGATAACAGCATTACGAACACCGGTGATGACGAGCTTTCAATTGCGGACAAGATGGCGAAGGTCGGTTGTCGATGGAAAGAGTCAAACAAAAAGCCAGGTTCAAGAATGAACGGCGCTTCCCTCTTCTGCGACATGCTCAATGCCGTTGTAGAAGGCAAAAAGAAAGAATCCGGAATGCCGGAAGATCCAGGATTTTACGTTTTCGAGCATTGCCGAGGCTGGCTTGAAAGAGTGCCAAAACTCCCAAGAGACACAAAAAACCCTGATGACGTGGACACTGACGCAGAAGACCACGACTGGGATGCAACGCGCTACAGGATCCTTGCAGCCAAACGCAAGGCCAAAGGCATAAACATGAAGACGGTGAATTGATATGGCACTTGATCCTATTTCGGCGGTTTTGAGCATAGGGGAGAGTTTAATTACTCGTTTGTTCCCTGATCCCGCTCAGCAAGCAGAACAACGATTAAAACTCACTCAGATGGCTCAAGACGGCAAGCTTGCTGAACTGAATGCAGAAGTGCAGTTGATGCTTGGCCAGATAGAGACAAATAAGATTCAAGCTCAACACAAGAGCCTTTTTGTAGCCGGTGCTCGCCCTGCCGTTATCTGGGTGTGCTGTGCATCCCTGTGCTTTACCGGCGTTATTCACCCTCTTCTTGTTTGGCTTTGGGCTTTTAATGGCATTGGTGGAACACCCCCGCCCCCTCTTGATCTGGGCTACATGGCTCCGATTTTAACAGGGCTTCTCGGTCTCGGCGGTATGCGCTCATTTGATAAAACCAGAGGCACGCAGACCGACTCGATAAGGAATTCAAAATGAATGAGCACGGCAACGCTGGGCCGATAGCTAACGTTGTCGGAATTGTTCTTGGATTCATAACAGCAATCCTAGATTTCCTTGGCAACAATGCGGCAGGCATCACCTGCATGTTCATGATCATTTCTGTAGTAGGTGGTCTCTATCTTTCGTGGGATCGAAATCAGATTTTAAAGTCACAGCAAAAGAGTGAAGGCAAATGAATAGCAAAAACCAACCAGGCAGTATCAAATGCACTGTATTAACCGGGCTTTCAATTATTTGCATTTTGTTCGGCATTTTCCTGGCCGAATTTGCGGAGCCAGCGCCGATCGTGCTGCAGCAAGATACGCGTATGCCGAATACCCAGTGTGCGAATGGTTTGTGGGGGCTAGATGGGTGTTTGCCTGGGTATGAGTATGTGCCGCCAGCACAGTTTGACTATTCGCTTATTATCGATGATTTTGAGAATGGCAATCCACTTGTAAGGCCGGATGCAACCCCGCCTTTAAATCTTTGGCAATGGGATACCTTGGACTACCAAAGTAATACAAGGCCAGGTTCTGGCGACATCACCAATGAACTATCTCTTTTTGGTGATTATTCATACAAGGGTATTTCAGAGTCAGGAGGGGAATCTGCTAGTTCATTTCAGCTTGTTTATTATAACAATCGTAATGAGGGTGCAGTGAATCATTGGCGGTATTTAAGGGATGTTATTTCGAATTGGCAGACCGATACCATTAACCGAATAAGGTTCTGGGTAAAGTTTCCTGCTGGAGTATCACAATCATCCCCTGTTGCCGCTGCAAATATTCAATTTGGCACATACTTGAGGGATGCTGCGGAGCCTGTAACGAACAACGAATCAGACAATCTACATTTCTACCATTACTACAATTTGAAGCGTGAAGGTAGCATGTGGCATCAAGTTATTGTTGACTCTCACCCTAACCATCAAAGAGGCAATTCAGGCAGCTTGGAGCTTGATACCATCTATTATCCGCTGACAGACACAGATCCTGGCATGAACTACTTTGACATGCTGACTTGGTTCTATGTTAAGGAAATGGTCAGTGGCGGAATGAGTGGGACTACATACTTTGATGGATTTGAAGCCTACACCGATCCTAATGACGAGGATATAGAGCAAATCTATTCCCTGCATGGCATATACAATGATGAAACAGGCGAAATTGTTGTTGGCTGGAAGAGAAACAAAAATACGTCAACAAAATCTTTCGATGTTAAGTATGCCTACTCATCCTTTCATGAAAATGGGGGATTTAATCAACACGGCACACCTGCACCTAATGGTACTGGCATTTTGCCTTATATCGATTTAGAGCCAAATGGTTACAACGGTATCGAGTACAGGGGCGTAATTGATGTGACGGGTAGAGACTATGTTTACATAGCAATAAAGCATCAAGATAGCCCAACAAGATTTAGAGAGATAAGAATCCCAGTTACTACTAATGGTTATCCTGTCATCGGAGGTGTCCAATAATGGCTGACATTGTTCGATATATAGACAGTGACGTTTCTGGCGGCTTAGGCGATGGATCAAGCTGGATTAACGCTTACTCATCAATGGCTGCTTGGTCAGCAGCAGAAGGAACGGCAATAGCTGCAGGGGATAGACATTTAGTTTATTGTAGAGGAGCTACTACTGACTTAGCGACATCTGCTCTTGTGTTTTCTGCTGATGGGTGGGGAGGCGATGGTGAACTGCTTATTATAGGAGACTTACCTGACAACCCTGTTCAGTGGGATTCATCAAAATATAAGTGGCAGGCTCATGGCATCAATTATCCTTTCGATGTTAGCGGAGTTAATATTCGCCTGTCCAATCTACAGAGGATTTTTTCTGGCAATTATGCCTCTGCGGCACTCTATTGCTCGTCTGGTGCATTGTTTAAAAGTATTGAGCAAGATCACTGTATTGATTCACGGATAGGTAATACAACCACATTCCGAAGAAGTCTAGTCATTGGCAGTACAGATGCCACAAGTGGAGCGTTCACAAGATCAAATACATTGGTAATTGGTAGTCTGACAGAGGACTTACTAGCTAATTATAATTCTGGTGGTACTTATACAACGACCCAATCCGTCATACAGGAAATTCTAACTCAACTAACTACTGTAAATACAACGTCTTCAATAAGCTATGCGGATACGGCAATCGGCGGTGTCACAACATACACTAAACAAGCCCCAATATTGACCAACTGCGCCACTGAGTCTGGTGCAGGCACAGACCCTGTAACAGTCACAAATTGGGATGATGAGTTTGTTGATCTGGCGGCTAACAATTTTGCATTAAAGACGTCATCAAGTCTTATAGGTTCTGGGTCTGCAGGTAGCAACATAGGTGTGGATCAAGCTGCCTCCGCCCCAAATGTAGACCCTGTTTTAGGCACACCAGAGCCAGACTATTCAGAAGCCTATGGATGGTCAGGAACCATTGATGTTGGCGAAAACTTCAGTGACGCGAACCCTGGCGACACGCTGACATTTAGTGATGATAATAATTTCGCAGCTAACGCAGGCGTTACATTTAACAGCGCTACCGGTGTATTTACTTTAGATGGTACGCTCGCCCAGGGCACGTATAACGTTGCAGTAACGGCAAGCGATGGTAACGGTGGTACATACCCGCAAGATACATTTACGGTCGAGATCACAGCACCTGTTTTGATAGTTAATTCGGTTAGCGACCTAACGCCTCAGCCAGGTGATGAGATTGATATAACGCATTCAAATGCGCTGGATGATTTGACCGCGGGTGACTATACAGTTGTGAGTAATGCACCGGGCACGAGCCGGGTACTGATTCCTAACCCGATTACATTTGTTTTAACTGGGCAAACCTATCCAACAATCAATTTCAACACCCCTATTAATATTCCACTGACAGATGGCACAAACTCAGATGACGCTTCGCTGGATGGCATTGAGCCGCCAACGGGAACCGAATTCGCAGAAATAACCAGCATTCCAGCGAACAGTATTTATGCCGCAACACCGGCCATTCAAGTCGGCCACTTCGGGCACTTTTTCAACATCACCGGGAATTGGGTGATCGACCCGGCAACCGGTGTCGTGATCGTTGATGCAGCTGGTGGTTCATTTGATTACACGGTTTACAACGGAGAGTGGGCAGAGCCTGTCACATATACCGTTGCTGCAAGGCCTAGCGGTACTGTCACGATTGATTCCCTCGTCCCAGGTCGTGAAGGTGCTGTTGTCAATTTCAGCTATCCCGGATCTGATTTAACTGGTTTTCAGTATCGAATTGATGGCGGCTCATGGCTGGCCGCAACATCTCCCCTAAACATAACAGGCCAAGAGGCTCTAACTGAATACACGCTCGATCTTGTTGCAGTCAATAACGGTCGCCAGGGTGATATTACAACGGTCGTTTACACAACGACTGACGCTGTTGATACAACTCCAAACCCTTTTACTATTGCGTCTTTGACCGGTCAGGCATTATCTGGCCCAGCAGTTTTCGCGCCCGTTACTGTTAACGGTGTTGATGCTGGCGTTGATATTCCTGTTTCAATTGAGGATTTGACTTCTGTTGGCGCGACTTATGCAGTTTCAACCGGAGTCGGGCAGCCTTATGGGCCAGAAACCTCAGCTCCTGGTAACGTCAGGTTAAACTATCTTGTGCGTGTCACGTTTGCAAACGCTGATACACACCTAACACAGAGACAGGCTAGCCTTTCAATCGGCGGCGTACAGGCGACAGCAACCAGCACAACACTGGCGGATACAGTCGATCCCGTAATCACGCTTATCGGTGGTAACCAGACATTAACAGAGGGCGGTACTTGGTCAGAGCCGGGATATTCTGCATCTGATAATGCGGACGGAGATTTAACCAGCCAGGTTCAAGTAACAGGATCAGTAAATCCGGCCGTTCCCGGCACTTACATTCTGAGTTATTACGTTGCGGATGCAGCAGGCAATGAAACCACGGTCACTCGGACCGTGACGGTGAATGCTCAAGCTGTCATTACACCAATGACTCAGGTTCTAACGCCTGAGAATTTATCTTTGGACGTGGTGGGTGAACCTTCAACCTCAATCAAAATGTTCACTCAATCAAATAACCGTTTCAGTGTAACGCTCCAAGTGAACCAGACTCCTGTTGATCTGTCAGTATTTAGCCGGCTCGTTCTTAAGCTTGACGCTACCACAAGTATTGATTCGGATACAGATGACGGCCTTGATTGGTCAAATGGGAATGGCGAGATCGTTCTTGATATCGGAGGCTATCTGACAGGCAAAGGCACGATCGAAACCACATTGCTGGCTTATCGCAATGGAATCACTGCCCCACATGTCCTATGGCACCCTTCCCTGGCATCAAAACTTCGCATAGAGAAAATTGAACTATGAGTGATGTAACCTTTCAGCGTAGCGACTTTGGTCAAGCACTTGCAGACTGGGAGCTTGTCTCTGATGTATGCGAAGGCCAGCGGAAAGTAAAAGGCAAAAAGGATAAGTATCTGCCGCTGTTAAACGGTGATGACAGATCCCGAGAGGCTGAAATTCGTTACCAGCGATATCTCGATAGAGCTGTTTTTTATAATGCGACAGGGCGAACGCTGGAAGGCTTGGTGGGTGCAGTATTTAAGAAGGATCCTGTTTTAAAGGTTCCAGCTTCGCTTGAATATGTGCAATCAAATGTTGATGGCCAAGGCATTTCGATCGCACAACAGGCCAAGGACACGATTGCGGAAGTACTAAAGAAAGGCCGCCATGCTTTGTATGTTGATTACCCGGTAACCCAGGGTGCCACCACCGTAAACCAGAGAGCATCTGGCGAATTTAACGCCACAATCAAATCTATTCGGGCTGATAGCGTGGTGAACTGGCAAACCACGAATAAAGGCAGTCGAATCATGCTGTCACTGGTGGTTATCAAGGAAGTCTCTGAGGAAGTCACAGAGGATGGTTTTGGGCTTGATCAAATCGATCAGTACCGAGTGCTAAGATTGTTCCAGGGTATTTATGTGGTCGAGGTGTGGCGCCAGAACGATTCAGGTGATTGGTATATCTTTGATATGTATCAGCCCCTGGATGGATCCGGAAAGCCATGGAATGAAATTCCGTTTACCTTTGTGGGTGCTGAAAACAACGATTCAGCCATTGATAAAGCTCCCCTGCTCGACTTGGCTAACCTGAACATTGCCCACTACAGAAACTCAGCCGATTATGAAGACAGCGCCTTCTTTGTTGGCCAGGTACAGCCTTATATCACTGAACTGGACGATGAGTGGCGGGATTGGTTGGAAAAGAATGGCATTGTTATTGGCTCGCGTGTGCCTATCCTACTGCCTAAAGGCTCGATATTTGGTTATGCCCAGGCTGAGCCGAACATGATCTCCTTTGAAGCCATGAAGCACAAAGAAGAGCAGATGAAGTCACTTGGTGCCCGGTTACTTGAAAAAGGCCTGGCAGTAAAAACAGCGACCCAGGCAAACAGTGAAAATGCATCAGAGCATTCTGTTTTATCGCTTGTGGTCACCAACGTTACAGAGGCTTACTGGCAGTGCCTTGAATGGGTTGCCCGGTTCATGAACACCAGTGAAGCTGTTGAGTTCTCTATCAATACGGAATTCGTAGATTACAATCTGGAACCTCAGGTGTTAACAGCACTGGTCGCGGCATGGCAGACCGGCAAGCTGGTCACTCAGCAGGATATTTGGAAATACCTGAAGAAAGTCGGCGTGATTGATTCTGAAAAGACCGATGACCAGATCGAGGAAGAGCTTGATAACAACGACAGCGGTTTAGGATTGGATGACGATGACGGCCGCGAAGCTGCTTAACTCAACTGTTAAGAACCAGATTTATCTGGAAGGCTTAAAATCTAACCAGGCAAACCAGTTCACGGCGTTCTTGAAGCGCATCGATCTGGATTTACGCGAGCGTTTAACGGCTGATGATCTGACCGATTTCAGCCGATCCCGGCTTGAGAAACTGCTCAAGAGCGTTGAAAACACCCTGATCGGAATCATGGATGAGTACTATGATGAGCTAGCCGGCCACCTGGTTGATATTGCACAGTACGAATCAGAGTTTGAGGCTGAGAACCTGGCAAACGCCATTGCATCAGAGCTTTTCGAATCGGTTATTCCTTCTCCGGAACAAGTCAGGTCAGCGGTTTTTAATAATCCTCTCTCCGTACGGGGTGCAGATGGCGGAAAGCTTCTGAAGCCGTTCATCAAGGATTGGATGGCCTCTGATGTAAAAATGCTTTCCGGCATTATTCGTCAGGGTTTCTTTGAGGGGCAGACCAACTTTGAGATATTGCGGAATATTCGCGGTACCAAGGCAAACCGGTATACCGATGGCGCACTGGCCGTTGTCGATCGTCATGCAAAAGCCATTGTAAGGACTGCCGTTCAGCACTCGGCTTCTACCGCTCGGATGCAGACATGGATAAAGAACGGCATCAAGCAATACACCTGGCTTTCAACGCTGGATGGCAGAACAAGCACCATTTGCCGGTCATTGGATCAGGAAGTTTATGATATCGGTAAAGGCCCGGTGCCACCGATACACATAAACTGCCGTTCTACCACGATGGCCAAGCTTCCGGACAAATACAACTACCTAGACAAGGATGCTACCAGGGCAAGTAAGAATGGCCCTGTTGACGCAAAGCTTGGGTATTACGAATGGATGAAGCTGCAGGATGCAGAGTTTCAAGATGATGTATTGGGGCCTGCCCGGGGGAACCTTCTTCGCAATGGCGGCCTCACTGCTGAAAAGTTCAAGCAGTTGCAGCTGGACAAAAACTTTAAGCCTCTGACTTTGGCAGAAATGCGGAAAAAGGAACCGAAAGCCTTCTCGAAAGCCTATACTGCAGCACCCAAAACCAAACAGGCTGAGAATGTAAAGATTGCGCCATCAAAGCAGCAGGCATCACTCACAAACTGGTTGGGTGAAGAGCGGTACCGGAAGTTTGCAGGATCCCTTGAGAATCCGAGAATAAAGAATCTCATGGGTGAATATGGGATGACCCAGGCTGAAGGTGTGGCTGTTCGTGCTTACACTGCAACCGGCTATGAAGAACTCAATAATAGGCAGTGGGGGCTTTCCGTTCAAAACCCTCAAGCGGTTGATGATTCTGCTGAAGTACTCCGTTCTGCGTTAAGCAAGATGCCATCTTATGAAGGCATTTCATATCGCCGGACTTCTCTGCCGGCCAAAATTCTTGAACAGCATGAAGTCGGTAATGTGGTCACCTATCCCGCCTTTACCAGCAGCAGTTATGATCAGGAAGTATTCAGCGGGAATCACCGGATAGTTATTCATGGCCGAACCGGTAAGAAAGTTGGATGGAACAGCGTATTCAATGAACAAGAGAGAGAGGTTGTGCATACCTCCCCTACTGACTTCTTCGTCGAATCGCGCTATATTGATTCTGATGGAATTTTAACCTTCAGGCTGACTGAAATATGAACGTACTCGATCTTCCCATAGAGAAACAGGAAGAGCTGGCCAAACGAATGGGCCGGCCTCATAAGCTGTGGGTGGAAGATGTAAAGCGCCGGCTGAAAGAAGGCGATGAGTTCTTGGAGAAAGTAAAGGAAGTCGAAGCCAAAGGCGGAAACATGACACCTGAAGAGCGTGAACGCTTCCAGCGTAAGATGGATTCAGCCAATCCTCAGTAAATAAAATCAAATTCTTAAAGGTCGCCTAGAGCGGCCTTTTTCGTTTCTGGAACTCAGCCTTTGCGCTGAGTTTTTTTATGGGCGATCGGCAGGGCCGGTCAACACAACACTCTGGGAGTTTGTGAAAATGTTGAAATACAAGTTAGAAAATCTGGACGGTTTAACCGATGAGCAAAAGGCAATGTATCAGGAAAAGGATGGTGCCTTTTATCTGCAAATTGAGGGTATGCCTCAAGGTGAAGATGTTACCGGGTTAAAGAACAAGCTGGATCAGTTGCTGAGCGAGAAAAAGCAGGCAGCCGATGCAGCAAAGGCTGAAGCGGAAAAGCGCCGGCAGGCTGAAGAGGATGCAGCCCGGGAAAAAGGCGACTATGAAGCGCTGGCGAAATCTTTCCAGGAAAAGATTGCTGCATTGGAAAACGAGAAAAAGGAACTCGCTGAAACCTCAGCCAAAAAAGAAATTGCCCGGCAGGCTTCATTGATTGCCGCGGATCTGGCCGAGGGGCCAAATCAGGAGATTCTATCCACATTCATTGAACGACGGTTGCGCCTTGAAGGTGATGACTTAAAGGTCACCGACGAGAAAGGCAACCTGACTATTTCAACAGTCGATCAACTCAAAGAAGAATTCAAGACCAATCCAAAGTTTGGGGCTTTGGTAATTGCGTCTAAGGCATCCGGGGGCGGGGCTCATGGTGCAGGTAATGGCGGCGGGGCCGCAACATCTAACCCTTGGAAAAAGGGCAAAGATTTTAACTTAACTGAGCAAGGCCGCATTCTGAAGAAAGACCCAGAATTAGCGGACAGGCTCAAAAAAGAAGCTCTTGGCTAATAGGAAAATACTATGTCTACTAAAATCTCTGATGTCATCGTTCCTGATGTATTCAACCCTTATGTAATTCAGCGCACCACTGAAATTGCAAAGTTTCTAATGGGCGGCATTCTCTCAAACTCGCCCGAACTCGATGCCCTGGCATTGGCAGGCGGTAAATTGATCAATATGCCTTTCTGGAATGACCTGACCGGTGATGACGAAGTATTGTCTGATTCGGCGGCATTGACTCCAGGCAAGATTCAAGCAGATAAAGACGTTGCAGCGCTCCTGATGCGCGGTAAAGCCTGGTCAGTAAACGATTTGGCTAAAGCATTGTCTGGAGCTGATCCGATGGCGGCGATTGCTGAACTGGTCGCAATGTACTGGGCACGTCGATATCAGGCTGTTGGTCTGGCTGCTCTCAAGGGTGTATTTGCGGATAACGTTGCCAACAACTCCGGCGACATGACTGCAGATGCATCTGGCGCAACCAATGCCGATGTAACCACTGATACCAAGTTCAGCGCGGATGTCTTCATCGATGGCCAGAAAACGTTTGGTGATGTCATTGGCGCGGTATCTGGTGTCGGTTTCCACCCTGACGTTTATTACAACCTGAAGAAATTGGATAAAACCTCTTTCGAGAAGGAAAGCCAGGGTGATCTGGAAATCGAAACCTACCGCGGCCTTCCCCTAATCGTAGACCGCGGCCTACCCTACACGGCAGCTGCCGGTGGTGCCGGTGGTGATGCCGCAGCGAAGTACACCACCTACCTTTTTGGTACTGGTGCTCTTGGTATGGGTCAGGGTGCCGCTCCGGTTCCAACTGAAACTGATCGTGACTCATTGGCCGGTGAAGATATCCTGATCAACCGCTCGCACTTCATCATGCACCCTCGTGGTGTGAAGTTCACTAATGCATCTGTTGCTGGCTCCAGCCCAACGAATGCAGAGCTTCAGAATGCGGCAAACTGGTCTCGTGTATATCAGCGCGGTAATGTACGCCTGGCTCAGATCATCACCAACGGTTAAATAATACGGCCAGGGACGGCCATTTTGTTGAGGGCAACGAAATGGGATTAGCAGCATTTAACAGAATGCGGCGTGAGCAGGCAGCTAAGGCAGAAGCCGAAGCCAAAAAGCAAGCAGACGAAGCCACCCCAAAGGCCAAAGCCAAACATATCGGCGGCGGCAAGTGGCAGATCACGCTAGCAGACGGTAAAGTATTGGATCAAACTTTCGATAAGAAAACAGCTATCGAAACAGTTAAAGATTTGAATTCTTAAGGTAAACACCATGGCTTTAATTATCGAAACAGGTGCCGGAGATAACCCGCTGGCAAACTCATATCAATCAGTTGATGATTTGCGGCTGTATGCCGATATTCGCGGCATTGATTTGAATGGTAAAACTGACGCTGAGTGTGAGTCCCTGTTGATTAAAGCCATGGATTATTTAGAGGCTCAGCGAGACCGATTCAAAGGTGAGAAGACGTCCGCATCACAGCCTTTACAGTGGCCACGCTCGGAGGTTTGGGACGTTGAGCAGCGCAATTCACGCTTGCCGAATAATGAAATACCTCGGCTGGTTGAATATGCTCAGCTGGCACTTGCTATTGAAGCAATGGACAGTGAGCTCATGCCAAACAGAAACCCAGACCAACGAGGCCCGGTGCTGAAGGAAAAAGTAGGCGCCATCGAGGTCACTTATTCAGCCGATGTACCTAAACAGGCATTTGTTGAGGCATTGGCGAAACCTGCTGCTCTACTCTCCCCGCTTTATAAGCGCAACGGCTTAACGATGGTGAGAGGATGAGCATTCAGGATACCGCCCTGGCATTGATTAACGCACATGGTGAAAAGATCACGATTACCCGTAAAACAGGCGGTGCGGTTGATCCTGTCACAGGTGCCAGAGCAAGCGAAACCACACAAACCTTTTACCCCTATGGTGTGCCGATATCGGACAAGATTTCGATCGGAAAGTATTTCAGCGCGGTCACCGGTACCGACAAGGTTTATATGATGGATGCCAGTATCACTTATGAAAACGGAGACAAGGCAACTGTCGGGTCTGATGTGATGGTCATCGATGGTATTGAAACCGAATCAAAAAACGGCACTCCTGTTTACTACATGGTGAAGTTTGTTAAATGAGTTTTGCTGATGAACTCAAAAAAGCGTCTACCTTGGTTCTCCAGGAGACCGACGAGGACCGCAAAGCCATCACCATTAAACTATTCAACTCAGTAATACAGGACACACCTGTCAAAACCGGTCGGGCCAGGGGGAACTGGCAGTGTTCAGAAAACGCACCTCTGACCCACGAAATCGACCGACAGGATAAGTCAGGTTCCTCTGCCAAAAATGACGTGCTGGATGTCGTTTTGGCTTCCAGCCCGGACGGTAGCGTTTACCTGACAAACAATCTCCCCTATGCCCAGCGGCTTGAGTTCGGGCATTCAGGACAGGCCCCTCAGGGCATGGTCAGAAAGAACATGGCCAGAATTCAGCAGATTCTCAGAGAAACCCAGAGCAATAAATAAATGAGCATACACAAGATTCGATCCGCATTGGTTCAAACCTTTAGCGGAGGGGTTGGCTTGTCCGGAAATTATGAAAACTCGAATGACCATGACCCGCGAGCCGATACGCCCTGGTTTGAGTTTTTCTTGATCCCAAATAGACCATCTGTGGTTACCCTCGGTGATGAAGGGTTAAACGAGCATACAGGCATCGTTCAAATAAACCTGAATTATCCACTGCATGAAGGCTCGGGCGCGGTGCTGCAGAAGGCTGATGAGGTCAGCAATTTATTCAAGGCAGGCAGCCGGCACACATACCAGGGACAGACTGTCAGCATCATTTCATGTGGGCTGGATGGATCCGGACAGATAGTGAATGGATTCTATCAAGCAATTCTTACCATTCAATACAGAGCACAAACCCCTCGATAGGAGCATAAATTTATGAGTGACGGCAGCAGACATGGTGTAGCGTTTATTCGCGAATCCGTTTTCGGTACCACACCGGCTACCCCCGCCTTCCAAAACGTCAGGAGCACAAGCTGTAATCTCGGCTTATCAAAGAACTCGAGTCAATCGGAAGAGCTCAGACAGGATCGACAGATAGCCAGCTTTAAGCATGGGGCCCGATCAGTGTCTGGTGACATTGGATTTGAGTTTTCTGCTACTACGTTTGACGACTTCCTGGAATCAGTTCTGGGCGGTACCTGGGCGGCCAATGTTTTAAAAGCTGGCGTTCTCCGCCGATCCTACACAATCGAACGTTATTTCAGCGACATCGCGCCAGCAGACAAACCCTGGCATAGATTCACAGGGTGTGAGATCAACGCACTAAATCTTTCGGTACCAACAGAAGGCAAGGTAACCGGTGCATTCTCTTTCATGGGAAAAGATATGTCCCTTGGCGATGCCTTGATAACAGGTGCCAGCTATTCGGCCTCGACAACTACGGACGTGATTGACTCCTTTACAGGTACGATTGAAGAAGGCGGTCAAAGTATCGGTATTGTCACTGAAATAACCCTCGCTCTTCAGAACAATCTGGCCGCCAAACCGGTGGTTGGATCAAAAACCACTCTCCAGCATTCTATTGGAAGATCAAACCTGACCGGCCAAATCACTGCTTATTTTGAAAATGCAGCACTGCTGGAAAAGTTTGTCGATGAAGCCTACTCCTCGTTGAAATTTACTCTGGCTGATGACGCCGGAAATTCATATGAATTCCTGCTGCCCAAAATAAAGTACACCGGAGGTGTTCTGAATGTCAGCGGTGAAGGCCCAATCACCCTCCCTCTTCCATTCCAGGCTGTTCGTGATGATACGGAAGGTACGAACATCAAAATAACCAGAACGGTGGTGTAAACATGACTGGTTTAACCGATTTCCACACCCGAGAAGTTGCAAACGAGGGCATTAAGTTGCCCTTGTCTTTGCCTGATGGGAAAAAAACAGAGCATTACCTGATTATTCGCGGCATTGATAGCGATGAATTCAGACGTGCCAATATCAAGCAACAACGTGAGCTGATGAACCTTTCCCAGTTAAGCGATGAAGAGCGAGAACATAAGCTTGAGCATAGCCAAACTGAACTGGTTGCCAGCCTGGTTGCCGGATGGTCTTTTGTTGATGAGTTCAATCAGGAGAACTTGATCAACTGGCTTAAAAATGCCCCTCAAATTGCTGACATGATCGACCGTATTGCTAGCCAAAGAGGCCTATTCATTAAAAAAAAGCCGGTGAGTTCCTCAAGTTTGCCCAGTTCCAAGTCAAGCAGTCAAAGCCGGTCGAAGGCTCCAGCTTCTCGAACGAAGCGCACACCAGGCAAATCGAAAAAACCCTTGGCAGAAAAATAACCGAAGAGCCCGAATGCCCTCGAGAACTCCTCTATCTCTGGGAGATCTTCAAAACACTCTATAAGGGCTCACCTATCACCTATACCGAACTATCCAGCTGGTCCAGCTTAATGCGAATCGATCTTCTCTCGTGGGAGGTCGAGCTAATTATCATTGTGAGTAACTGTGGATGACACAACAAAACGCAAACCTGCAAATTAAGGTTGAAAACATTGGTATCAGTGCAACAAAGGAGGAGCTTGAGCGCTTAACTCAAGCTGGCGCGAATGCTGAGCGGGCTACTGATGGACTAACACGAACGATCAAGGAAATACCCAAAAGCGGAAATGCTGCAAACGACTCAATGAGCCGCATGCGTAATATAGCTGGCGGCCTGGGTTATCAGTTGCAGGACGTTGCTATACAGGCTCAATCAGGCGCTGATGGGTTTGTTATCCTCGGTCAGCAGGGCTCTCAAATCGCCTCAATATTTGGCCCTGGTGGTGTGGTAGCCGGCGCGATCATAGCCATAGGCTCCGCACTTGTTGGTGCAGGCCTGAAAGCATCTGATACCGGCGCAGACATTAAAGAGCTCGAAGAAAATGCCCTCCAGTTAAAAGACGCTTTCGATATCTCATCAAATGGCACCCTGGCATATAACGAAAGGTTACAGCGGCTGGCCACAACGGCACCTAGCGTTGCCGATGCGCTTTTCAGAATAAAAACCGCACAGCTTGAACTGGAGCAGACGCTTACTGAAGGCGCATTAAGAGATAGCCTGGAAGATTTTGAGGATTTATCAAAAGTCCTTGAGGAAAGAACAACACAAAGCTTTGAAAA